GTTGAGCCTGCTGGGTTTGTACCAACTACTCCCGTAGTGATATTAAACCAAGTACGATAAGATGCAGTGCCATCATTTGCGTTTATTACTATCCAATCTCTACCGTTAGGTTTAGCATAAACACTCCAAGTGTATTGTGTGGCATTACTTAATGATATAGCTTTAACGATTTCAGGTGTTATGCCAACTCCATTGGCTTCTACCCAAGTATCAGCCGTTGTCGTTCCATCGGGTGCTATTATAGAATTAGCTACTATTGTGCTACTTCCTTTTGTCCAATACGCATTGTTAAACTCTTGGCTTCTAAACGCCAAATTAGTACTCTGCTTTTCGATAAGTAATTCAGGGCAAGTATTTGAATAATCCACTCTAGGCACTCCACTTGCGACAAGGTCTAAAACACCATCTTGGTTTGTTCTATATGCACTTGATGCCCTACTCCAAACAAAGTTACCCCCGTTATTTGTAGGTTTTAAAGCGTACAATTCCCCAACACCAACTCCGTTTTTCTTTGTCAGTCCTAAGAATTGCAAACTATTTTGATATGCTTCTATCTTTGTCATTTGGTATTTTTACTGCCTTTAAATTCCTTTGTTTTCTTTACTTCTTTGGCTTCTTTAACTTCGATAATCTCTTTCACTTCTTCAACCTCTTTCAAGTAACCTACCTTAATAAATTCAAGTATTTTAGGTGTTGATTTTACTTCGTATTCAAAACCTCGTTTGAACCTATTCCCCTCGTGAATAAAGTCCATTTTAGATATAACTTTCATAATACAAATATACTAAAACTTTTAGCAAAAAAAAAGGCAGATACACTTAAGTATCTGCCAATTTTATAAGTTATTTGGCTTATACGTTACCCAAATCTGCGTAAATTGCAGATGCTGGCATCATTAAATTTATCGCTTCATAACATTCAACACGAGCAGTTACCAAGTTTTGAACAAAATTCGTTCCGTTCTCGTAAGAGAAAGTAACGTTTAACCCTTCGACTTCAACTCTTTCGATGAAATCTCTGTCAATGATTAACACTTTGTCATCAGTAACCCAAGAAGCCTCTAATACTGGAGTACCCCAAATTGTTACACCACCTGCACCATTTAAGATAATAGCACCTGCACCTGCGTAGTAACCTTTAGCAAATGTAGCGATAATTAATCGTGCCATTTGTGATGGGCTTACTAAAGCAAATGAAGCGTTATAGTTAGCATTTTTAGTGTTTGCAATTAATTGTACAATTTCTTCAACATCGTTAGTTGCAGTAACGGTTGTTACACCAGTTGCAGCACCTGAAACAGTAGAGAAGAATGAAGCGTTTTCTGCTTTGAAGAAATCTCTTAACAACATTCTCGACAATGTACCTTGCATAAAAGGTAATGATTTAGCGAATTGTTTAGAGTAAGTTGCGTAACCTGCGATGTAAGCATTTACGGTCTTAACCTCTGTTAAATCGTAATCAATTTGTGATTTAGCACTACCCTCTGTTTGTGCAGCGATTGAACCCTCTGAACCAGTTTCACGATATTGAACGTATGTACCAGTTGCACTAGATACCGATGGAACTAAATCTCTAAAGTTCAACGCTTGTGCAGGTAAAATTGCTTGTCTTTGTGAGTAACTTGCTACTGAATCTCCAGTCAAGTTAGCTGAAAGTAACATATTACCAACTGCTTTTAATTGGATTGTGTGTGAACCACCTTGTGACTTTAAAGCCTTTTCGATGTTACCCATTTCGTTATCAGCAGCATCTGCCAACGCTTCGCCAAATGATTTAGCTTGTACTTTATCATTTGCTTTTTTAGAGATAAGAGTATCTAACTCGTCTGCCCTTTCAGTAATTTTAGTGATTTGACCTTTTAAGTTCTCAATCTCTACTGATTTTTCTTGTAATTTTGTTTCAACATCAGATTTAACCTCTGTTACTTTAGCTTCGAATGACTTTACCGTCAATTCGTTTTGTGATGCTACTGCATCAACTACATCTTTAATTTCCATTTTTTAATACTCCTTTTAATAATAAATAGTTAAATAATTCATTTGCTTTTTGCTCTGAATCGTTTATCGGCTCTACAATTGGAGTGTTATTTTCTAACGGCTCATTTTCTTCAAGTGATAATAGTAATGATTCTATTGCTTTTAATCTGCTATCTGAATAAGGTAAATTGTACATATTTACCAATAAATCCATAGCACTTTCTTTTTTGTTCTTTACATCCTGCACGATTGCCTTTTCATTTGCTGCCCAATTCGATAAAAACGAATATTCCCATAGTTTTACCTCTGTAATCGTTTCTACCTCGTTTTCTTCATCTGTTTGCTCCTCAATGCTTTTAATCGTTTGAAATCCGATTGATAATTCAGCATTTAACCCATTCGCTAGGAATAACTTTATATCCTCGTACATATCTCTACTAACCTCTTTTTTAAGGTTAAATTGAGTAGTAGTAAGCAATCCATAAGGGTCGTTACCATTAATCTCTAAAGGTACTCCTAAACCTATACGAGGGTCGTGGTCTTTCAACACTCTGATACGCTTTTTATTCTCTTGTATAGTCTTTGTGAAAGCACCTTGTACGATTCTTTCTTTGTCAGCATCTATGTTATTGTAAACACTTGCATAGGCTACAACGATACCTTTTGCATCGTCTAAAGCCTTTATTTCGTGTGATACTTGTTTAAATTGCATACTCCTTTATTTACACAAAAATACTAATATTTTTAGCATTTTACAAAATTATCTTTTTAGCCCGTTGTTATAGTTGTTTGCGTATTACCTGAATTACTACCAGCCTCTCCTATATTGCTTGTTGTACCACTTTCGTTTTGACCTATACCAGTACTAAAGGTTTCTAATACATCTGTAAAATCTTCTTGAAGTGTAACATTTGTTTTATTTGTATAGTAATCAAATGTAGCATCCTGCATTAAAAATTTACTATTAATCTGATTAAACTCATTAAGAAAATCAGACCCACAATTAGTATCTTCAATAGTCCCACCATCATTTGTTACCCTTATATTAAATGCACTATAAAGTTCTGAATTACCTTGCTCATCATAAGTACTACCTATTTCTAGATACATTGGGAAACAGAATGGAGTAGTAGTTAACGTGTCTATTGGTGTTTGCTCTGCAAATACGTTACCCCTAAACACTCTACCAACCTCCCTATGGAATGATAATATAGAGGCAGCAGTTAATGCTTGTAATGCGCTAAAATCACTTTCTGTATGTGATTCCCAATTCCTAGTCCATAATTGGTTAGACATAATAAAATCATTAATCCCATTATTATAGATAGTCGTTAAACAATCATCAAATAGTACTGCTGAAAATTCATCATACCTACCAGTATGATATTTACCATCTATTATTTTTGAGTTTAATTGATATGTAGGTTTTGTTTGTGATTGATTATAACGTTGAGTAGATAAATACACAAATCTATTTACTAATGTTAAAAAGAATGGTACTACATTTATATTTACATTTGTTACTAATGCTTCGGGTGTTTCTCCGGCATCTGTTCTTATCCCTCTTACCTTAAAATTGAATAAGTTTAGTTTTTCAAACCACTCATAATAGTATTTACTTACTGCATTGAAATTACCCCAATCTCCTATTTTACTAGGATATACAGGTATTCTAACTGGGTCGTTTCTTGTTAAATCCGATGAAGTATTAGTAGCCCAATCTCCATTTTCATTAAATGTTACATAATCTCCACTGCCTAGTCTAAATGAATAAAAACTAACATTAAATCCATCATCAGTATGACCCGATATGAATTTATAGTCAAAGTTTATAACTATCGCACTAAACAAAGAGAATGTAAAATCTCTTATCGCATAATATGTAAAATCAACATAGGTATCTACAAATTTAGTCCCATTAACTGCATATAGTTTATCTTCTCTTTCTTGTAACCGTAATGCTCTTGGTGAATACTCCAAACCTACGCTAGTCGCAATACTTGCAGCATACCCTGAAACTGCATCCCAATAATTAAAATCAGTACTCGATAAAGTATCTTTAAAGAAACTATAATTCTGTACTAAATTCTTTTTAATGTAAGGATATTTTAATTGAACTGAATCAAATCTTTGTCTTAATGTTACTATTTGATTTGTGTCGCTCCATATAGCATCTTCGCCTAAATTTATAGTACCTGAAATATTATAATTACCAGTGCTTATTTCAGCACCTAAATAATTATATAATCTATAAGCGACCTCATTATTAGTGCTTGTCGCTACTTCATTAATACTTAATATAGTCCACGTTGCATCCCTATTGTCTTGATATAAGATACAACCTAATGAAGTAAGTAAATCTCCTATAAGTTTTTGTATATCATAAGGTGTTTTTTTACTCCAATCTATTGCAGAATACTCACTTAAAAATATACTATCTTCGTTTTTTGCATCTGTATTGTTATACAAGTTTAAAGCAAACTTTGTATTAAGTTCTAACCCTATGTAATTAAGCCCTCTTATTATAAAATCCTTAATACTAATATTGTTTATTAAGTCAGCACTCTTATACATCATATATAATGATGGGTCACTATACTTAAACTCTTTTAATATGCCTATATTATCGGATGCGATTAATCTTAATTGGTAAATATCCTGCCAATCATACTGAATATCATCATTTAAAATAACCCCTTTCCATAGTTCGGTTTCAGTTGCATCGGTTTCATTAATTAATTTTAATACTACCTTAAAAGTATCGTTATTAACATCAATAAAAAACTCACTAGGACTAACTAAAGAACTTTGATTTTGTAGTATATTTATCTCTGCACTTGATGACCTAAAAGGCTCAAATATGTAATCAGATTTAGTATAGTATCGTAGTGTAAAAGGTGCAGTAGTCGCTTGTAATGTAATTACATCATAAGTAACTGGGTTAACCTCATTTTTATAAAACTCTAAACGATAATAAATAGTATCAGCTAATGGATGTTGTAATTTATAGTTGGCATATTTCAAACCAACCCATTCCATTTTGTATTTATAGTTATAAGTCATTATACTAATCTATCTAAACGACCTGAATAATTTTGTAGCACACCATAGAGTTTATCGCCTCTAATTTCAAACTCCACAGAACCCCCACTATTAGTAGTTACTCCACTTGCAACACGATTACCTGATGGTTTACCTGCTCCACTAAATCCAGTTAAATTTTTAATAATAGTACCAAATAATGATGCCCCCTCTTTACCACCAATAGCAACAGCACCAACTCCAAAACTTGATAAAATAGCAGATAGTATAGCAGCAGTTGCAACGGCAGCTAATAGTTTTTTAATTAAATCTCCTATTGCTTTTATTAATGTTACTCCAAAATTTTCTCCACTTATTAATGCTGAATCAAATGCAGATGTAAGCGTATTGCCTAATGTGCTAACTAAAGCCATTGCATTATCATTTAGCTTTGTTACTTCTTCATTAGTAATTACTACTCCATCGTTAATTGGTGTAAATGTTTCACCACCTATTTGTTGTAATTGTAATGAATCACTTAATAATAAATTCATTGACGCTTGTAGGTCATTTACTTGCTTTGTAGCTTCTTTTAAAGAACTTAAATCTACTTCTGCAAATGGATTAACATTATCTAAATTAAAAGTTGTAGTATCTCCTAATTTTATTTTTAATTCTAATAATTGTAATTTTTCTAAACTTTTAGTAGCAATATCTATTGATTTACTTAATTCTAAATATTTATCAGAACCTACTTTAGTTTTACTTCTTTCTAATGTTAATGCTTTTAAATCTGCTTCTGCTTTTGCTATCGAACCATCTGCTAATACAATACCTTTAGGTTTATTAGCTTTGGCTTTTTCTAGTTCTTTAACTAATGCCATTTGCCTAGCAAGTTCCATTGTTAATTTACCTTGCTCTGCTACACTTAATTTCTCAAATGATACTTTATCTTTTATCCTAGCATTTAACTCATTTTGTATCTTCTTTTGCTCGTCTAAATTTAATAAAAACTCTTTAGCTGCAAAGTCAAATTTTATTGTTCCGTTAGCTAGTTGTTTAGATTTGATTAATTGGTCATTAATCCCTGCTAATGCGTCATTTGCTGCATTTAATTGAGTAGTAACACCCGTATTACCAATACTTGCAAATCTTTTAAAGAACTCACCCCACGATTTACTTTCTATTACGTTTAATAAGTCATTTGCTGCATCTACTCCACCCTTAAAAAATGTAGCTATATTGCCATTCTTTACTGCTAATGTAAATGTATTATTTAATCTATTTACACTCGCTTGTAAGCTATCTACTTTATCAGTAGTCCCAAAAGTTTTATCTAATTCTGCTGCTAATTTAGGTAATAAGTCAGTTGCTAATACTTGCCCATTTTCAAGCATTTTACCTAACTGCATCGTAGTAACACCCATTGCCCTTGCTGCTAATGCAAACGCACCAGGTAACCTTTCACCTAATTGACCTCTTAACTCCTCTGCTTGTACCGTACCCTTTGAAAACATTTGTTGTACGGCTCTCAATGAACCACTAATATCTTCAGAAGATAATTTTAGTTTTGCACCTGCGTTAGCAAATGATTCAAATATAGCGTTTGTTTGTGCTTGTGATACACCTGCCGTTATTGTTGCACCTGCAAAGTCTTTATAAATAGTAGATAAGGATGATAAATCTAACCCTAGTTTATTTGAAATATCTGCTAATTTTTGGAATTGCATTTCTGCTTGTTCAGTAGAACCTAATACAACAGCCATTGCAGAATTAAAAGCATCTAATCGTAATGCTACATTAAAAGACCTACCTAGTGCCTCTGTTGCTGCTTGTAAGCTAATATATCCTAGTGCTAATGTCTTAATTGTATCACCTAAATTACCTAATGAAGCATTAAAAGTATTTACTTTATTAGTTGGTAAATTAACATCACCTATTTTAGATGAAGAAGATTTTAAACTTTTAATTTTATCTTCTACTTTTGTTATTTCATCTTTTAATACTTTAAAACGACTACTACCAATAGAAGTGTTATTTAACTCTGTATTTAACCCCTTTAATTGAGATTTAAGATTATTTAAAGTAATACCATTAAGACCTTTTTGAGTTTCATTACCAAAACTTTGTAACTTATCTTGTGCCTCTTTTAGTTTAGCAGATAAATCCTTTATGTCAGCAGTCAGCGATACTATTAATTCCTCTTTCATTTCTTTTAATTGATTCTAAAATCCTATCTCTATCTGCCTCCGTTATTTTTTTTCTTTTCCTTACTGCTATCTTATCAGTCCATAATGGCATTAACTGATTAGGTGTTTTTTGGTGCTGACGTGATACGTTAGTATTTAAAATGAATGAATACATTACTCTAAACCTATCCCACTCCGTAGCCTCCTTTTTTGCGTGATGAATTACTAACCTTAAATAGTCAACAAACCTTAAATTCCAAAATACATCGGGCATTAATCCTAAATTGATAATCGCATTGTCTAGCAAGTCATCCCACGTTATTTTTTTTTTTCTTCTTCACCATCAGAACTCATCGCCTTTAATGCTTTTAGCATCTCATTTGTTAAGTTTACCACGCTATTCATAAACTCCTTTATAACCGTTAATTGGTCGGTGTAACTTACATCATCCATTAACTTAATAACATCGTCTTTTGTTAAGTCTAGCACTTTGCCATTACTCTTACACCACCCCACTAAACCACATAGAATGATATCAGCAGTCATTTCAAGTTGTGAGTATTTTTCATCCACCTGCTTAATACTGCCAATATCAGTCCCAGTAATTTTAGTATAATGCTCTAATGCGTAATTTGCAAATTTTAACTGCCTTACTTCGTTTCCTAGTTTAATCTCGATTGTTCCTGCCATTATACGATAGTAGCTATTGTTAATGCTCCAGTTCCTGCGAATGATACCGTACCACTTGCTTTATCCCCTTGAGGAGCAGTGTAAGTTACGTTGTCAACGTAAGCAGTTCCTGTAAAACTCTTATCCCCTGTTACTCCGTTTGTAACTACGATTGACAAAGCAGTTTTAGCATTCCAAGCAGCCCACATATCTGCAGCATCCCAATCCGAAGAAACGAAATCTACATTGATGTCAGCTGTTGCACTCCATTCAGAGTTACCTGCTAAAATTTCTTTTTTACCACCACTATCTTTGCTCGTAATCTCGAACATATTAGTAGATGC